ACAGGAGAAAAAATTATGGCTTTAACATCACCAGGAGTACAGGTCAGCGTAATAGACGAAAGTTTCTATACCCCAGCTGAGCCAGGTACAGTGCCTATGATTTTTGTTACCTCTGCAAGTAACAAACCAAATGCATCAGGAACAGGAACAGCACCAGGCACACTAAAAGCAAATGCAGGTAAGCCTTTCTTGCTTACTTCACAAAGAGATTTAGCGGATACATTTGGAGATCCGATATTCAAAACAGATAACAACAACAATCCAATTAACGGCGGCGAACTAAACGAATATGGTTTACAAGCGGCATATAGTTTATTAGGTGTAAGCAACAGAGCTTATGTTGTTAGAGCTGATGTTGATTTAGGAGAACTAGAAGCAAGCGCAGATGCGCCTAGTGCAAATCCATTAGCAGGAACATACTGGTTTGACACAGCAAACACAAAATATGGTATTCAACAATGGAATAGTAATCCTATTAATACCACAGGTGGACAAACATTTACTACCAAAACACCATATGTAATCTACAAGCAAAATGAAGTTGTGGATTATGACGGTGGTAACTATGCACCGTTAGCATCAATTGGAGCAATAGGTACATATGCATTGGTAGCAGTAACAACTATTAACAAACTTTGGTACAAAAACGCAAGTGGTTCATGGGTTGAAGTTGGAAGCAACGACTGGACAAAGAGTTGGCCAACAGTTAAAGGTTCGGTAGCAAATCCTACTTTTGCAGGAACAGCAGATATTACAATTAACGGAAGTGTTGTGTCAGTTGGGGGCAATACAGTTTCACAGATTGCTAATGCTATTAATTCAGGTATTGGTTTAGGTGGTGAAATATCAGCCGCCGCAGTAGACGGATTTTTAGAAATTTACAGCAATGGTTCTAGCTCAGGAGCAGATGACTCAACTTTAGGCGGTCCAATAGTAATTGGTGGTGATGCAACAAGACTGTCAGAGTTAGGAATAACAGCTGGTAGCTACTATCCTCCAGCATTACAAATTTCTGCACATACTAGTGTGCCTGAATGGAAGTCAGGAGATACATATTCACGCCCATCAGGAAGTGTTTGGTTTAAAACAACATTGCCTAACGGTGGAGCAAAATTAATTGTAAAATTATGGAACAGTGGTACTTTACTATGGGATGAGAAGTCAGCACCAATTTATGATAATGCCGCAAGTGCAATTTACAATTTAGATTCAACAGGCGGCGGCGCTAATTTAGCAATCGGTGATTTATACGCAAAGAGTAACGTAGCGGCAGACACACAGCCTAGGGCAAACTTTACAATTTTCCGTAGACAAGCAAGTGGAGCAACAAAAATTACAAGTGCGGCAATCACTGGAAGTGCACCTGGAGCGGGTACATTTACATTTACAATGCAAGCAACTGACACAGGTTCAGCGGCATATTCAGCATTAAAAACTGTAAGTGTTACAACTACTGGATCTGCAAGTGGTGATGCAAACTTAATTGCAAGTGCGATTACTTCAGCTAACCTTGAGCATGTAAGTGCAACAGTTGATAGTGCGAACAAAATTGTTATTAGTCATGCAACAGGCGGTGAAATTAAATTTGTTGACACAGACGGATTATTGAATGCAATTGGTTATAAGCCTTTTGATGCTAATGATTCTAGCTCAACACCAAATCTTGCATTTGTTGACGGTACTACTAATGCAACAAGTCCAAAGCAATTCCAAGCAACAAACTGGCGTGTACTTTCATACACTGCAAGCGACGATGCAGTAACATCGTTGGCAACACAAGGACAGCTTTGGTACAATTCAATTGTTGACGAAGTTGACCTAATGTGGCACAACGGAACAACATGGGTAGGATATGGTGATTCAACAGCATATCCAAATGCAAGTCCAGAAGGACCAATTGTTAGTGCAAGTATGCCAACTGTACAAAGTGACGGAAGCGCACTTGTATCAGGTGATATTTGGATTAGCACAGCAGATTTAGAAAACTATCCAACAATATATCGCTACAATGTAGATATTTCAGGAACAACTGCCCAAAAATGGGGAAGCCCACTAGACTCAGGTGATCAAACAACTGAAAACGGTGTGCTATTTGCTGATGCACGTTACGGTACTGATGGTGGTACAACTACTACAGCGCCAGATGGTACTATACCAGAATTACTTGCAAGCAACTACTTAGATCCAGATGCACCAGATCCTGCACTATATCCAAAAGGTATGTTGTTATGGAATCTACGCAGAAGCGGATTTAATGTAAAACGTTTTGAAAGAAATTACATTGATACATCAAGCGAAAACAAGCGTCAAGATGACGTTTCAATGGCAAACTATTATCCACATCGTTGGGTGACAGAGTCAGGTAACCAAGCAGATGGTTCAGGTAGCTTTGGACGTAAAGCACAACGCAAAGTAGTTGTTCAAGCACTACAAGCATTAGTAAACAGCAATGACGATATCAGAGATGATGAATCAAGATTGTTTAACTTAATGGCAACACCAGGTTATCCAGAACTAATTGGTGAAATGATTAGCCTAAACTATGATAGAGGCTTAACAGCATTTATTTTAGGTGACTCACCATTTAGACTAACACCCGATGCAACATCATTAAATGATTGGGCAACAAACGTTAATCTAGCAGTTGAAGATAATGATAGAGGTCTTGTAAGTAGAGACGAATATTTAGGAATCTTCTACCCTGCAGGATTTACAAGCGATAATGCAGGTAATAACGTGATTGTTCCAGCATCGCACATGATGCTTAGAACAATAGCACTAAGCGATCAAGTTTCTTATCCATGGTTTGCACCAGCTGGTACAAGACGTGGTGGTATTACTAACGCAAGTTCAACAGGTTACATCAGTAACGAAGGAGAATTTGTACCTGTAGCACTAAATGAAGGACAAAGAGATACACTGTACTCTAACAATGTTAACCCAATAACATTTATCACAGGTGCAGGACTTGTAAACTTTGGACAAAAGACTCGTGCAAGAGGCGCAAGTGCATTGGATAGAATCAATGTTGCAAGACTAGTAATTTACTTACGTAGTCAACTTAATACACTTGCAAAACCTTATATCTTTGAACCAAATGATAAGATTACAAGAGATGAGATCAAGCAAGCGGCTGAAAGTTTACTATTAGAACTTGTAGGACAGCGTGGATTGTATGATTACTTGGTAGTTTGTGATGAGTCAAACAACACACCTAGCAGAATAGATAAAAATGAACTATACTTAGACATTGCTATTGAACCTGTTAAGGCTGTTGAGTTTATCTACATACCATTGAGATTAAAAAATACTGGAGAAATATCAGGACTATAAACTGATAAATACTATTAACAGGAGCAGACTAAATGGCAATATCAACACTATCAAAAATTACAGTTCCACTGGCTAGCGGAGATTCCGCTAGTAACCAGGGACTATTGATGCCAAAACTCCAATATCGCTTTAGAGTGAGCTTGGAAAACTTTGGCGTAAGCACACCAACAACAGAATTAACAAAACAGGTTATAGATGTAACTAGACCTAATGTTAGTTTTGAACAAATGACACTTGATGTATATAACTCAAGAGTATACCTAGCAGGTAAACATACTTGGGAGCCAATTACACTAAACTTACGTGAAGATGTAAACAACAATGTACAGAAACTTGTAGGTGAGCAATTGCAGAAACAATTTGATTTCTACGAGCAGTCAAGTGCGGCATCAGGTCAAGATTACAAATTTACAACACGTATTGAAATACTAGACGGTGGTAACGGAGCAAATGTACCAACTGTACTAGAAACATTTGAATTATACGGTTGTTACTGTGAAAGTGCTAACTACAATTCATTAGCGTATTCAAACTCAACTGATCCAGTAAGTGTTACACTTGCTATACGTTACGATAATGCAATCCAGTCACCACAAGGTACAGGTATTGGAACAGCAGTAGGACGTACAGTTAACACAGCAGTAACAGGCGGCGGCGCATAAAAATAAAATACATTTAGTCTAATACAAGGGAGCCATTGCGCTCCCTTTCTTTTATATACATACTTAATTCTTAAGGATAAATATTAGTATGGCAAATAAATTTAATGCATTACTTGATAGTATAGCCACAGGTGCTTTGACACCCAAAGGCAATTTAGGTGATTGGCAACATGCATCTAGACTGTATGTTGATAGCAACATGCGTCTTGCACCTAAAAGTAAATTTAATTATCATGTGCAGTTTGTTGTAACATCTGAAGGCGCAAGTATAATTCCAAAACTATTTTCAGGGCTACCTTTAAATGAAATAGGTATGCTTGTTAAACAAGCTGATTTGCCAAAATATTCTTCTAATGTTGATCAAAAAAGAAAATACAACAGAATTAAAAATGTACAAACAGGTATAAACTATACTCCAGTTAATATAACATTTCATGATGACAATCAAGGATTAACAACTGCTCTTCTACAAGCATATTATAGATATTATTTTGCAGATGGTAACCAAAGAATAAATGCTGGTAGAGCATACGCAGTAAAGCCTCATAATACATATATGGGCACTGAAATGAACAAGTACAAATATGGTATGGATGTTAATAACCCAGGTGTGCCTTTCTTTAAAGAAATAAGAATTAGCACCATGTCAAGAGGTGAGTATGTAACATATACATTAGTCAATCCGTTGCTGACTGAATGGAGTCATGATGACGTTAATAACTCAGACGGACAAGGTACGTTAGAAAATAGAATTACAGTAGCATATGAAGCAGTCTTTTACGAGAGCGGAAGAGTTCGTGCAGGGGCTAATGGTGCACCAGCAGGATTTGGTCAAGATCATTATGATACAACTCCAAGTCCAATATCACTTGCTGGCGGCGGAGCAACAGGACTAGGAGCCGCTATAGAAGGGGCATTTAGTTTATATGATTTTATTGCAAGCGGCGAAGCGTATGAAAATCCGTTACTTGCAGTACTTATGGGTGCAAATTTAATAGGTAACATAAGAGGACTTAGCAAAGAAGGGCTAAGGCAAGAAGGATTTGGATTGTTAACAGGTGCGCTAGGAGCGGCAACTGGTATAAATGTTAGCGGAGTAAGTCAAACACTATTTCCTAAGAACGGAGGAAAAGGTGGAAGCAAGGATCTACTATTAGCGGCAGCTGGTGTCGCGGCAGTTGGTGCAATTACAAGTAGTAAGGGCTTTCTTAAAAATAATCCAGCGGCATTAGATAGTGCAATGCAAAGACAAGCAGTGAAAAATTTCCAATCAACAACTGGTGGTAGTGTAGCTGATGGTAAATCCGCTTACGAAGCATCAAGAAGTAACCCTAATGACATGGCGGCATTAGAAAGACAAGTATTAGGAACATAAATGAGTAGCCTACCAAATCCAGAAAAAACAAACGACAGACGTGTCACAGAATTTTTTGATAATTATTTTACAGAAAAACTTTCTTTCCCATCAAATGAAGTTGATGCTGTGATAGGTTTTTTTGAAAAAAGAGGTTTTGATAAATCAGCCGCTATCAGCACGAGTACAACATTACTTAATCAAGCAAAACTTGATAATGTAAAAATATTTGAACTATTAGATACTCTAAAAGGTTTAAATGATGTGCAACTTAGCACGGTTGTAACAGAAGTGCTGAACTACAATAGATTAAAAACAAGCACATTAGGATTTAGATTAACTAACTCAGTTGATACAGTTGAAAAGCGTAATGTAGTGGTATGACATGGCAAGATTTGCACAAGGAAAGTTCAACTGTAAATTTCCTGAAAAATACATAGGAAACAAAACTCCAACATATCGTAGCAGTTGGGAATTTGCATTTATGAATTTTTGCGATAATCATCCTGCTGTTGAAAAATGGGCAAGTGAAGCAATAAAAATTCCTTATAGAAATCCACTTACTGGCAAACACACAATTTACGTACCAGACTTTTTTATATCTTACGCTGACAGAGGCGGTAAAAGAAAAGTAGAATTAATAGAAGTTAAGCCTGCAAATCAAAGTATAAAAGAAAAACTTGGCAGAAGTAGGCATAATCAAGCGGCCTGGATAGTAAATCAAGCAAAATGGGAAGCCGCATATGCTTACTGTAAACAAAATGGCATACAATTCCGTATAGTAACCGAAGACGATATTTTTCACAACGGACGTCGATAGCGATAAATAACTGTATGTAAATAAAGGTTACATTCCATGACGAAAAAACTAGAAGAACTTTTAAATCTACCTGACAGCAAAGAAATGATTGCTGAGGCGAAAAACGGCGATAAGGCAAAGGCCGCTGTTGTTGAGCAAAAAGAAACATTTAGAGATATGGCAGAATTTGATAAAATCGCTGCCGCATTACCAAGTGTCAAAGGTTTAGGTGACAAAGCAGATGACGAATTAAACGATATTGCTCAACGTGCATTACAAAGTTATGAAGACCTTATGGATCTTGGTATGAACGTAGAAAGTAGATACAGCGGTAGAGTATTTGAAGTAGCTGGCGGCATGCTCAAAACATCATTAGATGCTAAAGTAGCAAAAATGGATAAAAAGTTAAAAATGATTGAACTACAACTTAAGAAAGAAAAGTTGGATCAAGATACTCCTATGGGTGGAGATATTGTAAACGGCGACGGATATGTGGTTACAGATCGAAATAGTTTATTAGAAAAATTAAAAAGTATGGATAAATAGTTTATAACAGGAAAACGCCATGAAAACATTTAAACATTTTTTAACAGAGTCTGAAAAGACATACAAATTTTTTATTAGGGTAGCAGGTGATTTGCCAGAAGGTTTTGTAGACACTATGGAACGAAGCCTAAACAAATATGAACTTGTAAAATTAAGTCCAGGTAAAAGAACACCAATTACAGAAAAACCAATGGATTTCCCACAGTTACAAAACTGTGAGGTAACACACTACGAAGCAGAAGTTAAGTACCCTACTACTCCGCACATATTAGAAAAGTATTTGGTAGATTGTTGTGAAATATCACATGCACATATCATTGTACGTGGCGAAAATGATCCTGTAGAAAGACAGCAATCTGAAAAATCAGATGAACCATATGAATCAATCTTAAACACTGAGGATATGGGTGGAGAGTCTGCACAGCAAGATGTAGCAGGCGCAAGAGTAATGGACTTGTTGAAAGAACTTGAAACAGCTCGTAAAGAAAGAGAAATTGATCCTATGGAAGGCGCACCAAAAGGCGAAAGTGCAGACATAGGCGATACTGAAAATACAAAAGCTGTAGTGGGGAACTAAAATGGATATCAGAGACTTAATCAAAACAGCAGACGTATACGGAAAAGAAGTTGAAAATCAAAAAAGCAAAATTGACGAAGATTTAGTTGGCTGGTTAAAGAAAACTTTAGGTCTCACAGACACAGAAAAAAATCAAATCGACGATGCTTTAGGTAAGGCGGGTGTAAATAAAAATGTTACTCCTGATCCTTTAAACTTAGCTAATCCAAAAAAAGAACCTAAAGATGCTCCTAGAGATGGCGGCAATCCAGGAGGCACTTCTACAGCAGTTGAACCCGAAGTACAAGAATTTAAAGATATTGTCGATGCTATGGCAAATGTAGACAAAGTCAAAAAAGGTGATAAAGTTAAAATTGGCGGCGTGGAAGCAACAGCTGATGCAGGAGACGATGGAAAAATATTCTTTGTAGACGCTGACGGTAAAGCTATTTCCGACGATATAAGAGACGGCGATGACCTAGGTAATGCCCCAACTAAACCTCCAGCAAGTCAACAAGGTATTGACGGACCAGCAGATAGCGTAGCAAAGAAATTACCAACAGATCAAAATCTTATGAAAGCATACAACGATGGCGGCAAGAAAACAATGCAAGATATCAAAGACCTACAAACTGCTCTAAGCAGACTAGGTCATGATCCAAATGGTATAGATGGAAAATATGGTAATGGAACATATGCGGCAGTACAAGCATTTCAAAAAGCTAACGGATTAAGTGTAGACGGACAAGCAGGACCTAACACCCTCAAAGCAATACAAGATGCATTAAACAAAGGTGCAGGCAACGCAGATCAACAAGCTGATGCACAAGCTCAAGGAGACCAAACAGCGGCTGATAATCAAGCGGCTGCCGACGATGCACAAGATCAAGGTAATGCTAACTTTGCAGACGATCCACAAGCAACAGCCACACCAAATTTAAAACAAAAAATTGATAGATTTAACGAACTACTCAAGAAAGCACAAGAATCAGATGAAGCAGGTGTGCCTAATGCAGATAGAGATGCACAAGAACGTGGTGTGATGGTTGCAAGCACAGATTTTAGACATCTAATTTCACTTGTTGAAGGTGTGTTGAATGAAGCACTCACAGCTGAAGAAGAAAAAGAATTGCAAGCACTATATCAAGAACTACAAGGTAGCGTTGGTGTAGAGCCAGAATTAGATCAAGCAATTGAAGATGCACTAAACAACTATCTTAAAGTAAAGGGTGATCCGGCATCTCCACAGACTGATGCAGAGTTAGATAATGATGCTGTTGACAGTGGAGGAGAAGTAAAGGATACCACAGGTACAGATGGTAGCGATACAGAAGGTGAACCACCAGCAGTTACACTAGATAGTCTAGCAGGACAAATCAAACAAGGCATTAAATTTGATCAGTTTGCTAAAATTGTAAAAGATGCAGAAGCATTAGAACCAGAAGATGCTGAAAAAGATGCTAACTTGTTAAAGAAGCTAGGACAAAAAGCCAAGCAATTGATAAGCACAGCAGATTATAGAAGTCGTTATGTTATTGCTAACGGCGCACAAAATTTACAAATCGACGGATTGTATCGTCCAGATGGTAGTGGTTTTATCTCCATGCAAAACGGTGAACCTGTAAGTGCAAAAGGTGCAAATACAAAACAAGCAATGCAAGTTGCACAAATGGGACTATTACCTCAGCAAAAAGTAGATGCCTTTGCAAAACTTGCACCAAAAAAACCAATATTCCAACAGATAATTGATGCACATAACAAAGCAACTGGCGCAACACCTGCTCAACAAGATGATGCACAAGCAACTGATCCAAATGCACAAGGCGGTGAAGAACAAGTAATGTCTCAAGATGTTACACCTAGTGTAGAAATGAGAATTAATAATAAAGGAGATAGAGACAATTTTAACCTATCAAGTGCAAGAAGTTTGCCATACGTTGACACAATTGAGGATGGAAAGCGTACAAGAACATACGGTGACAAAGCCGCACTTGAAAAAATGTTTCCAGGTAAGAAAATAGGCGGTATTAAAGCACCAGCTCAACCAAAGAAAGAACCAACAAAAGCACCAACTGCACAGGCAACTGGTACAGTGCAAATGGCTAGTAAGGAACACGATATGACAAAACAAATCAACGAAGCATCGATGAACATTTCAATGAATGGCGCAGATGCAAAAGAAGTTGCAGACTTAGTAGCAATACTAAAGAATGCAGGAATGGATAGTTCAAGTATTGACATGCCAATGGCACACATGCATTCACCAGAGCCAGAAGGTCCTATGCCGTGTCCAACATGCGGAGGTGATCATGGCGACTCTCCATGTGGAATGGGAGAACAAACAGTAGATGAAGGTGAATGGGATAACTCACCAGAAGAAACATATGCGGATCATCATACAATGACAAAAGATTTGTCAGGTGGCATCAATAGACAAAAAGATAGAAAAGCTATCAGAGTAAAAGATCCAGCAATTGAATCTATCAAAAGTGATCTACAAAAAGCATTAGAAGAAGCATACAAAAAGAAGAAATCAAAAAAGAAAAAATACTAATTCCCCAGATTAAATCAATAGGGCTTAATGGCCCTATTTTTTTGAGTAAATACAATATGTCAAAAAGTTTAGATGGCGTATTAACCAAAAAAGCCAACACACAAGAAACATTTACAGAAGAACAAGTTCAAGACCTAATGCAATGTATGGACCCTGATGAGGGGTATCTATACTTTGCACGTAAGTTTGCATTTATCCAGCACCCAGTGCAAGGTAAACTACTATTCCAACCTTATGAATATCAACTACGGTTAATGGATAGTTACCACTCACACAGATTTAATATCAATATGATGCCTAGACAAACAGGTAAAACTACATGTGCGGCTATCTATCTTGCTTGGTATGCTATGTTTAATCCAGATCAAACTATTCTAATTGCCGCACACAAATACACAGGTGCTCAAGAGATTATGGCACGTATACGATATGTATACGAAACTTGTCCGGACCACATAAGAGCAGGTGTAACAAGTTACAACAAAGGTAGCATAGAATTTGAGAATGGTAGTAGGATTGTATCGCAAACGACTACAGGCAACACAGGACGTGGTATGTCTATCTCGCTACTATACTGCGATGAGTTTGCATTTGTGCAACCAAATATTGCAGAAGAGTTTTGGACTTCAATATCACCTACACTAGCAACAGGTGGTCGTGCTATTATTACTTCGACACCTAACTCAGACGAAGATACATTTGCAACAATCTGGAAACAAGCTGAACAAAAGTTTGACGAACACGGCAATGAACAAGAGGTAGGCATAAATGGATTTCATAGCTTCCGTGCTAGTTGGGAAGAACACCCTGATAGAGACGATGCATGGAGAGATGCAGAACTAGGTAGAATAGGTGAAGAAAAGTTTAGACGCGAATATGGATGCGAGTTTTTGGTATTTGATGAAACACTAATAAATGCAATAAAACTTGCTGTAATGGAAGGCGGCAAACCAATTATTAATATGGGTCAAACACGTTGGTATAAAAAGCCTACCGCCGAATATACATATGCAGTTGCTCTTGACCCATCAATGGGTACCGGCGGAGATTACAGTGCAATACAGGTATTTGAATTGCCTACATATGAACAAGTAGCGGAGTGGCAACATAACACCACAGCTATCCCAGGACAAATAAGAGTGCTTGCAGACATATGTTCTTACATACAAAAAGAAACAAATAACACGCAAGGAATTTATTGGAGTGTAGAAAATAACGGTATTGGAGAAGCGGCTCTTATTGTTATAAATGATTTTGGAGAAGAAAATATTCCAGGATTATTTGTTAGTGAACCTATACGCAAAGGTCATGTACGCAAGTTCCGCAAAGGGTTTAACACAACGCATAGCACAAAAATTACAGCATGTAGCAGATTAAAAACCATGATTGAAAATGATAAAATGACTGTGCATTCTAAGCCGTTTATATCAGAACTAAAAAATTATGTTGCTACAGGTAGTAGCTATCAAGCAAAACTTGGACAAACGGATGATTTAATTAGTGCAACACTTCTTGCAATTAGAATGATGAGTGTATTGAAAGATTGGGATCCAAGAGTATATAACAGTTTTAATCAGGCAGAAGATATTGAGGATTATGAAGCCCCAATGCCTATCTTCATAAGTAGCAATTATTGATAAATACTATGCAATGAAAAATTTAGACTTAATATCAGAAGAACTATTTAATAAAATACGTGGACGTTTTCCAAGTGTTACTATTGGTAATGCAGACGGACAGGTTACAAATAAACCTAACGAAGCAAGATTTTTTGATTTTGACTTCAAAGAGGGTGCTGTCAATCTAGGCAAAGTGAGCGTAAGTGTATCAGAAGAAGCAATAGAAGTTATGTATAGTGACAACTTTGTTGCAGAACAAGATGAAATAACAAAAGAAAAATGGTATAATTTCCTTAGGGAACTTAGACAATTTAGCAAAAAAAGGTTAATGAAATTTGATACTAGAAATTTGAATAAGTCTAATTTAGATCGTAGAGACTACAAATTTTTGGCAACAAATCGCGGAGATAATACAATGGCTGAATCAAAAATGTATGGTACTAGCAAAATAAGCTACCAAAATGTAGATAATGCTAGGCTAGTAATTAAACACACAGAAAGTGTTAACCAAGAAAGTGTAAACGGACGTATTAGAAATATTGGTAAAATTTATATTGAGAGTGCAGACGGTGAACGTTTCTTATATCCATATAAACATTTAACTGGCGCAAGAGCAATGGCAAGACACGTTGCAGAAGGTGGTAAACCATTTGACGATTTTGGCACACACATTGTAGGGCTAAGTGAAGAACTGAACAAACTCCGCAAGTTCAAATCTTACATGGGACGCTCAAGTGTAATGGCAGAAAGCCTTAAAGATTACATGCCAGTAGTACAAGACAGAATTTCTACAGTCAAGAAAACAATTGAATCTCTACAAAAGCCATTATTTTACAAAACAGCATTTGAATCTTTTGAAAAGCCAATGATGGAAGAAGTACCAAATGATGTTGCAGAAAACTGGGTAGATCAACTTACAATTAAGCAGTTCAATGAAGAACTAAAAGATGTATTTCCTTACATTTACAATTTAGTAAGTGAAGCAACTAAAGCAACTGAATTAGGGCCTGAAGGACTTGCTGAAGATCACAGAGAAAAGTACACAGTGCAAAAAGGTGATACACTTTATAGCATTGCTAGAGAAATGGTAAAGTATGAAATGCAGGGAATGAGTGTTGCAGAAGCAGTACAAGAACTTGCAGAAATAAATGGCATAGATGATCCTGCAATGATACAGCCAGGTATGGTTTTAAACATTCCGTGGAACATGGGAGCAGTAGGCGGTGATCCTATCACAGGTGAACCAATTACTAGAGGATTACCACATGGACATAGTACAGAAGCATCAATTGAAGATGCATTTGAATCTATGATGGGCCAGTTTGCTGAAGGCAAAACTTGGATGAAAGATGGCGTAGAAATGTGTTCAAAAGATTGCTGTGGCAAACCAGTAACTGAATGTTCATGCGGACCAGACTGTCCAGATTGCAATTGTTACGAAATGAACAAAAAGAACGAAAGTAAGACAGAAGGAATAGGCCAGTTCAACAAATATCAAGATCACAAAGATTTAATAGACGATCTTGAAAGTGGCTTAAAAGATGCAAAACAAGGCAATGACATGGCAGACTTTATTGCAGACGAATTGGGTGACTATATCCGTGCAGGTATTGAAGACATGGGTGAAGAAAAATGGCAAGACTCATTAGCAGGACAAGCACTAGCAGAATTAGATAACGCACATTTAGAAGGTCCACAAGCACAAGCAAAAGCATTTCAAGATGCACTTAACGTGTTAAAACAAAACGAAGGTAATAGGTTTAGCAAAGAACTAAAAAAAGCAAGAGACAAAGGCGATGACGAGATCGAGCTAGCCGGCAAAAAGATTCCGGTAACAGAGTTTGTTTTATCATTGTTTGACAGAGAAACAGGACAGTTTCCAAAAGGTGAAACAGCAGTATTAACTGCAATTGAAAAAGACTATGGTGAGCAGTATATTGAACCTGCAAAACAGTTTATTGAAAGAATCAATTCTACATATGAACAGTACACTCATCCTGTAGAAACATTAACACCTACTGACGACGAATGGTCAAAAACATTACAAATCCCAAATAGAGAAACTTGGGAAAAATTAATAAAACAAGCCAAAGCCAAAGGCGATAAAAAAATGCTAGGTAAGTTAATGGCAATGGGAGATCAGATTGCTAGTAATGAAGGTACCCATATGGAGCCAACAATTGGACAAGAAGAAGCTGATCTACGTAGATTAGCAGGAATATAAAATAATTTCAATAATTTAGCAGAAAGAGGTTGACTTCTGCTAAATAACAATGTATAGTACGTAATATGTGCTGTACAAATTTAGGCACAATGCAATAGGCAAATATAAGGAGGCACAACTATGGCATCATTAGCAGAAATTAGAGCTAAACTTAAAGAACAAGAAGCCAACACTGGCGGAAACAGAG